CAGAAACAAAAGATGATGATGATGGTAACAAAGCGTCGCTCCCGAGCGGCACCGTCAATAATGCCGCGCAGGGAGCGCCTGCTAAAAACAATTCTGGTTGGCCTAGTAGGTCACAACAATAATAAAGGAGAAATATATGACAGAATATGACGACACAAACAAAGGTGCAGCATTTACACCATGGCCAGATCAACAGTTTATACTGCAAGGTGATGTTGACTGTGATGGTGTGCCAATGAAAGTAGCTCTTATATTACGAGATAGAAAAGATGGATCAGAGTTGATAGAAGTCTTTCAGAAAATTGGTGTGCTTTTTCCAAATGATAATAAAAAATCAGGCGCACCAGATTATACTGGACCATTGTTTGATAACAAAAGACTTGCAGGATGGAAAAGAGAAAAGGATGAAAAGCCTTATATGAACTTTGAAATATCAGATAAAGTAATGGGAGAACCTGATAAAACACAGGCACAACTGCCTCACGGTAATCAGGCAGAAGAATACAAATCTGATAATTGGAGATAGAGTCATTCTTAGCAGGTTTTTTTTCTCCGTTCCCTGCTAGTTGACATCACTGGCCTCTCTCTGTGCTGCAACACGGGAGAGGTCTTTTTATTTTTGAAAGGTATTTAAATGGATAACAGAGTATGTATGCATTACGTCATTGATCGAATAGAAGATCTGATTAATGACTGTAATCCAGATGAAGGAACTGCTGAAGCTTTAGCAAAAGTTCATAAAGGTTTAAGCGAATTTAAAAGAGAAGTTATTTATAACTTAGGCGTTAATCTACGCATTGATTACAAAGAGGTATGTGATGAAGCTATATAAATCAAAAAACAAAGGCCAATGGGTTGGGACTCAAAGGGATGCACAAAAAAACTTTCCAAGAAATTGGGAAGAAATGAACGTACCTGTTTCTAAGCAAGGGTTGTTAGAGTTCTTAAACCACTTTGAAGTAGGTAATATAAAACAACCAGAGCAAACTGTTGCACAGGTAGACCCACAACAAATAGATCCGGAAGCATACTCTTGGGTTCGATGGGCATACGAAACTCTAAGAAGAGGTGACAAAAAAGAAGCAGAAGCAATGCTTCTCAGAGGACTAGAATATCAAAAGGAGAAATAAATGGAAACATATAAACAAATGCAACAAAGGCATAAACAGGAAGTAAAAAACTTAATCCTGCAATATAACATGACACACACTATTGCAGAAGCAGCAAGAATAATGGGCATGGATAAAGATAAACTAAGAAGATTTGCTCATTATCATGGCATATCTTTTAAGAAAAAATATGGAGAAAAAATGACTAAATGTGACACAGTTTACAGAAAAAAAGGTGTAACAATACCAACTGCCCCATGGGAAGAAGTAAATCATGTTTAAACTATTCTATACTTTACTAGTCATTGAGTACGTGGTCGAAGACCAAGACGTATCAACCTCTGTTATCCTGCCTAGTGAGAAGGCTTGTTATGATGCCATGGGCGACGGAGTGATGGATACTTTGTATGATGTTCTTGCTGACACATACGGCAAGGAAATCATGATGTACTGTAAGAAGACACCATTCCCATCAAGCGAACCTACCAAACCAAAGGAGCGACCTAATGTGGACTAAGAAAGATAAAGAATGGCTTGGATATAAACGCAAAATGTCTGTTCAAGACAAAAGCAAAATTAGTTTATCAAAGCCTCCTTGGGAAAAAAATTTATCTGGTCAACTCGAAGTGAGGACCGTCGTAGAAAGGACGCTTCCCTTGGCTACGTCTAAGATCAATGTAAGCAAGTGATGCTGCTTCCATTGTGCCTGTCCAATCCCTTACATCTAACCATCTTACATTTGGATCTGCTTGCCAAGCACCACCCCAAGTAATACCCACACCATGTTGGTCGGCTGCTGCTTTCATTGCATCAGCTATGTTATCATAGAGTGTTTCTTCCCAACTTGCTCGAGAACCAACGTAAGCCATAAGATCAACAGCATGAGAGAATCCATCTACCTGCCTTCGATGAAAGCTGTTCATAGTTTTACTTGCACCTTTAGCTACAAGTTCTTTCTGTTCTTCTTCGGTACGCAACCCACAAATACATCCAAAGTCTACATCAGTTAAAGTTATAGCTGTAGTTACAACCTTAACCAAATCAGGATGCACACCTCTGAGCTTGCTCATTGATCGTTCTGATAATTTAAATGCCATGATTAACCTTTCTTAAAGAACTTTGTCGCAGAGCGCACAGCAAAGCTACTGGCTACGATAACACCTAAAGTATACTGATACCACTCAGGCATCTGCTCTAGTGCTGTAAACCCTTCTGCAACAACTGTGCGACCCCATTCACCGGTGAACACTAAAATAAGTGGGATAGAGAAAAGTAAAACTAACCATTCGTCTTTCCAAGAATTCTGAGAACCCTGTGCCATAATCCTTTCCCAGTCTTGGACTGAGGTTTCTTTGGAGACAAGGATTTTTGCTTTGGCTTCGGCTTCGGTGAGTTTGAGTTTTGCGTTTGCTTGTTGGGCTTGCGTTTTGGCATTTAACCAACCTCCTGCTAGTTCAGCTATTGGACCTATTAATGTCTGGAGCATAGTGTCCACCTCTATCTGTCTTTGCTTCTTTACCTAACCATAGCGCAAAAGATGCAGAAAGCATAGCAGTAACTAAAGATACAAATGCAGACTGTTGCGTTGTTGGATCTTCTAACGTCATAAACCAAAGACATACTTTCCAAGTTAAAACAATCTGACATAAAAATGCCAGGCGCGGTAAGATCTTTAATTCATCTAAATAATTAGCTGTGATTGCTACCATAATATTTCCTTGCGTATTTGTAAGCTACTCGCTTGTCCCTAGTTATAATTATTACATAACCCTTATTGTCATAGATTATGTATCTTCCCTTCCATTCTGTAATTGTCACCGTTCAATTTTTATGCAGACCACTTTACTATTTGTACTTGTGACTAAAACTTTAGCTTCTTTCAAACCTTCTTTACATGCCTCTTCACTTGAATGACTAGAGATATGATAGTGATCAAATGTTCCGCTAATTAGTTGCAGCCAAAGAAGAACCCACATTACCACCGACCTTGCCATTTACCGAGGTAATAGAAAACGCAGAACAAGATACCACCACCGATAACAAAAATAATGAAACCAATACCAAAGTTAATAATTGCATCTATCTGTTCCTGCTTTCTGTATAGCTCTTGCTTTCTTTTTCTACGCATTTGAGCTTCAATCTGTAACACTTCTTTCCATGCACTAGGTCCATATGTCCAAGAGATATGATCTTTGATTTCATTTCTCATTTGTTCCATTTTCTTTTTATGTGCAAAGATTTCTAAAGCTGTTTCTTCATCAGAGCCTTTGAATGTTTTCTTCCAAAACGGAGGATTTTTTTCTCTTTCTTCTAGATTAGTAAAATCAGAGAAAGCTTTGCCCCATTGCGAAAGCTGCCCTGTCATTTCTTGAAAATCTTTTCCTGCTCCAATCGCTGCTTTGAGAGCCTTAAAGCTTCCTGTCGCTAGAGCTACACAAGATACTGGGTCCATCTACTCGGGCGCACTAGGCCAATCATCATCTTCTAGAGAAGGCCAGTTCTCATTAGTTGGAAGATCACGTAATGCTGTTCGATAGGTAGCCCAAGAAGTTTTAGCTTCATCTGTTAATGGGCTGTCGTTAAACTGTGTCCAATCGGATGCAGCAAGTAACTCATTGCGAGTGTTTCTATTTACAAAAGCAAGATGCACAAGTGCCTGAGCTTGTAGGTCAGCAACACTTTCGTTATGAGCTTTCTCATCTTCTTCACTCATAGTTACAATATGACCATTTATCATGTATTGCATTTATAAATCCTCACTTGAATTTGTAGACAGAAATTGTACCAGACTCAAAATTACTCCCACCTGCTGGCATCAAACGGAATCCATCTACTGGATAGCTTGAAGGAGTGCCTTGTAAGCCAATGCTAGTAACATCAGTTTCCATATATCCAGTTTGATTTTGTTGTACAAAAGACGACCTATATCTACCTATTGGTCCATTTGATTCATTAGGTTGAAGTTGTATTTCTAGTTCAGCATTTATTGTTCTGTTTGTGCTGCTGTAAGTCATATAAGCAGCACCAAGTCCACTGTAAAAATTAACTGCTTGTAAACCACCTGAAGTATGAGCATGACGCAAACCGCCTGTTGTATAAACACCAGTTGTATAAGGTACCGTTCCATTTAACCAACGTAGTCCCATATAATCTGAACTAGAAAATCTAACCCTATTGTAATGCACTTTGTACGTATGTAAGGAACTTGTTAAAACAGAAGCCGTATAATCAATATATGTAAGACTAGAAGATATAGTAGTTCTTTCTATTAATTCCCATTGAGTGCTTGCCGTTAGCTGCTCAGGCGTTACACCTGCCGCAGTTTCATCAACACCAGATGTAAGACTGTTAGTATTTAAAGTTAATCCCATGTCAGTCTCCTACGTGCTTGTAATACCAGTTACTCGTAACTTTAATGAAGGGTTTGGGTAACCAGAGCGAGCATTTACTGTACTACTGTCTGGTGTTCTTAAAACAATACTCAAATCAGAACCGTATGTGTTTGACATATCATTTGTTCCAACCACTCCTAATGTAGGAGTATCAGGTCCAAAATCTATAAAAGATACTTTTCGACTATCATCATTTAAATAATAAAGCCTAGAGCCAAAAACTGCATGACCATGACCATGTGCATTAAAATGCTGTGAGGTTCCAGTTAATATTAAATCTGTGTGATTATTTAAGTCACCAGTTCCACGAACTGTACTAGGTGTCCAATCCCAATATTTTAAACTGCTATTACCATTAGGTGTTACCCATCTATAACTATCAGTACCTCTTTTAATTGCATACCACCTATTTACAGTTGTTTCGGTTATTACATTATTTGCTGCTGAAGTAGAAATTTGAGTAACTGTATCGGTAGCAATATTGTATGCCCACATACGGCCTCCGTTATACTCAGGCCACCAAAATAACCACTCATCTTTTACACCAAAAATTCTAGCATAACTTGACTGTGAGCCAGTATTATTAGCAGTTGTATTGTGAATATACACATTAGAAGGAGAATCAGAATGAGTATCTACTCTATAAATACCCGGGTTTCCGTCACCTCTCCACCACCAAGCATATCGATGTCCATCAAACCACTGAGGAGTATAACCAAGGTTATGAGTATAAAGAGTAGAATTACTATTACTGTATATATAAGCTTGATTTGATTGGTTACCATTAGTGGCAAATACATAATGATTATTATTTCCTTCTAAATTATATGCTATTATCCTATTTGTATTATCAACTCCAGACATTGAAGATGGAATAGTATTTGTATCGTTATAAATATCGGTAGAAAGAATTATTTGTGTTGAACCAGATATTGTAGAAGGTACAGTTTGTTTACGATAATTTGTGGAATTGTTTTGTGTTTGAAACTCTGCATCTTGAAACGTCAGAGGCAATGCATTTGTTTTGACTTTTACGGTTGAACTAGGTGCAATAATTTCAGAACCACTAGAGTTAGCGGATAAACTAACAACATCAAAATCATTTACCTTCAAAGTACCATTAATTTTAATATTTGCATCAGTATCCGATACTTGAATATTTTTTATTACATGAGAAGTGCTACTGTTTGTTGTAACAATCGTAGCTTCTCCATTACTATCAAAATCACTTGATGTTAAAGTGTTTCTATAAATTTCTGTGAGTGTGTCAGCCATTTAATAATCTCCAAATGCTAATGTTGATGCATACGAAAATCCTTGTATGCCTGTTAAAGCAGAGCCATCTATCGCCCCAAGTTTTCCATTGCTATCAAGCTGTGGAATATTGTTTGCCCCTGTGCCTACGTCTAGGGCTGCTGCTGTGCCGAGAGTAGGTGTATCTGTTACATCGCTGTATGAGCCACTAGTTGCTACGTTAGATAGTCCAGACACCTCACTAGCTGCTATTGCACCATCAGCGAGAGGATTACCTGTTGATATTAAGTTTGCTAAATCTCTTGCTTTTGTCATGCGGTATTCCCTTCGGTAATAAGAAGTTTGTTAGCGGCAATAGCTCGCCCTGCTTTAACTGCATCAGTTGATGTTGTTGCTAACGTTCCATCCTGTTGAACGTAATAGGTTGAGCCTATAGTTAAACCACTTTGATTTTCTGCTACTGAGCCAACAACAAGTATGTCACCGCTTGCGCTATTAGATATTGCGCTCTCTGCAAATCCAATCCAATCTGTATTGTTAGATGAAGCAGATGCAATTGCTACAACTGTATATTTAAATGAACCATTATTCTGAGCTTGTGCTGTTATAAATTTATTATGTTCAGCAATAGCAACAACTTCAGTCATATTATTTACATTATGAGAACCTAAGTTAGTTTCAGTTTCTTGAGAAATAGACGAGCCACTTGTATTAATTTTACTTATTCGCAATGCGTTACTGTTTGTGTCTGAACGTTTTACAAAAATTATTTTTTGACTATCAGCATCATACGCTAAAGCCATTCTTCTAGCTTCATCAGCTGAATTTTCTTGAAAAAGTAATGAAGTTCCACCAACAACAGTTGCTGTACCATTAGAAGCAACATCTATTTGTTTCATTCCAATGCCACTTGCATACTGAAAAACAACTAAAAAACAGCTATCTTGAGGATTAAATTCACAACGAGTATATCTTATATAACTACCAGTATAAAAATTACCACCAGAATGATTTGTTACAGCACCGTTAGAAGTACTTGTAGAAAAATAACGATATGTTCCATAATCGCTTGAAGCACCGTTTCTATAAGTTATCATAAATCTATTGTTGGTGCTGTCATGAGCCATCCAATGGTGTTCGGAATTACCTTGATTGCTAACAATATTTGCCGACCCTTTTTCACTTAAAGTCGGAGCTGAACCCGCATTACCAGTCATTTCATAAGTAATAACATTTACAGCACTTCCAGTAGTCATATAAGTAACACGAAAATGACCATCAGTTGGTGAAAAACTTGCTGATAATGGCTCAGAACTACTACTTCTTACTTGATGAGCTGTCTGATTATTACTATCTAAATTATATTGTAGTTGATTATTTCCATCTTTGTAAAATCGTACAAAAGCATTTCTAAGATAACCATTGTTTCCTCTCCAAACTGCAAGCAAACGACCTGTTGATGGATCAAATGCAGAAGCAAATCCACTAATATCGTGAAGGTCACCTAAGAATATATTACCATGCCACAAAGACACATTATTACTCGAGTTAGCATAAATAGATGTTGTGCAATAAATATCACCACCTGCGTTCCAAACATGAATAGTTGCACCTTGGCCTGAGCTAAAATCCTCTGGAAAATAATGTAGTCCTCCATAACCGTAATCAGCATTAGAAGGCGATGGAGAAACGTCACGTTCAGCTAAATTTGAAATAGGATTGTTTTCAGTTAGAGTTTGTGAAACCTGTTTAACTGTACCATTAGACTGTAATACTACTGGTTTTCCTATTCCAATTGCACCGTCAGCCGTAGCAGTAAACTTACCACCACCTCCACCAACGCCAGCCGTTCCAAGTGCAGCCACCGTTGTAGCATCTACACTTGCTATGTTCTTTAGCTGTCGGTTGTTATCTACAACCTCTGTGCCGCCTACTTTTATAGCCATCTTCGGATACTCCTATTAGCTAATTGTTGCATTAGAATTTACTGAGCCAACGACATCGAGATTGCCGCTTGCGTCCAGTTTCATTTTGTTTACACCACCAGTTGCAAAATACAGTGACCCACCAGTTTCGGTTATCGTCCAACCACCTAGTGCTATGGGTTTGTTAAATGCCCACTTGTCACCTGACGCTGTATAGAGGATGGTTGCACTAGC